GATGTGCGCGGCTATCCGTGGCGACCGAGCATCCACATGCCGCGCTGGGCCTCCCGCCTATGGCTCGCCGTCACCGAGGTTCGCGTCCAGCGGTTGCAGGATTGCAGCGAGGCGGATGCGATGGCGGAGGGAATACAGCGAGACTCCATCCCGGACGGACCAATTCCCGGTGGCAACACATCGTTCGGCTACCCTGGCTACAGCGGCTTCGATACCGCCATATCAGCCTACACCACCCTCTGGAACAGCCTCCACACCGCCGAGGGCGAACGCTGGCAGGATAATCCGTGGGTCGTGGCAATCAGCTTTTCCGTCCACCGCGGGAATATCGACGCCGGGAAAAAGGCCAAGTGACCGACGATCGCCTGCGGGGGCTTATCAATGCCGTCCGCGCCTACAACGAGGAGATCGCGGATGCTGTCGCCGGGCGGCGCGGGGTGTTCGAGCAGGCCAAGGCGATGGGCTACGATCCCAAGACCATGCGCCAGCTGATCCGTCGCATGGGCATGGCGGCGAGCGACCGCGAGGCGGCCGACGAGCTGCTCGCCCAGTACGAGTGCGCCATGGGCATCGCCGGTGCGGTCGAGCCGCATGCCGACGGCGGTCCGGCCGAGCGCAAGCGCGAGCCGTACACGGCGCCGGCCACCGCCACTACCGAGGAGCAGCTGCGGGCGGTGATCAGCCGCGTGCTCGGGCTGCGGGCCGAACGCAGCGAGCGCGGCCAGGAAATCCGGCTCGAGCTGCGCAAGGCCAAGGTCGCCGGATTCGATCCGCGCAAGATCACCGAGGCCTGCACCTGGCTCGAACGGTGCGACACGCACGGCCGCGACCGCATGCTGGCGATCGAGGAGCTGTTCCAGACCTACCGCGACATCGGCGACGGCCCGCGCGCACCGGTCGCGATCGAGGGCGACAGCAAGCTGGTAGCGATGTTCGCCGGCGATCCGCAGCCGGAAGCGAAGGCGGTGACGCTGAAGCAACGGCAGGTGGGCGACGCGATCGCCTTTGCCCAGATCAGCCGGCGCAACAGGGGGATCGTGTGAGCGACAAGATGATACCGGTTCCGGTGGACGATCCGCTGGAGCTGGCCTGGTTCGAGTGCAACGACTTCGGCAACGGGCGGCGGCTCGAAGTCCTGGCCAAGGGCCTGCTGAAATGGGTCGACGATCGCTGCTGGCTGGCCTTCGACGGCAAGCGCTGGTCCGAGCGCGAGGGCGGCTTTCGCGCGCGGGCGATCGCGCACCAGGTGGCGCAGCATATCCACGACGAGGCCTATGCGCTGGCCGAGCTGATCGGCGACCCGAAGAACCCGGACGGGCAGAAGCTGCTCGATCGCTATGGCGACTGGTGCACGCCGGCGCGGGCGATGGACCGGCTGACCAGCTTGCATCGCTGGGCGATGAAATCGGGCAACGCGGCGCAGACCGCGGCGATGCTGACCCAGGCCAAGGACATGCCGGCGATGCGCGCCTGGTCCGAGGACTTCGATGTCGATCCGCTGACCTACAACGTCCAGAACGGCACGCTGCGTTTCGTGCAGCGGCAGGACGGGCGATGGGAGTGCCTGTTCCAGGACCATCATGAGCCGGGCGACATGCTGATGCAGATCGCGCACTTCGTCTACGATCCGGAAGCGACGTGCCCGCAATGGCTGTCGCGCCTGGAACTGGTGCAGCCCGAGCCCGAGCAGCGGGCGATCTTCGCGCGCATGTATGGCCAGACTTTGACCGGGCTGACCGACTGCGAGGAGTTCTACGTCCACAAGGGCGCGGGCGGCGACGGCAAGACCAAGACGCACGAGGTGATCGCGCACGGGCATGGCGACTACTACCGCCACGCCAAGGTGGCGACGTTCCTGAAGGCGGCGTTCCAGAAGGCCGGCAGCGAGCATCGATCGGACCTGGTGCGCCTGGCCGGCGACATCCGCATGGTGATCTGCGACGAGCCGCCGCTGCATGCCACCTGGGACGGCGAGACGATCAAGCAGGTGACCGGCGGCGGCAACGTGACTGCGCGCGGTTCCGGCGAGCGGACCGAGATCACCTTCAAGCCGCGCTGGAAGCTGTTCGTCGAGGTAAACCCGACGCCCAACATGCCGAGCGACGACAAGGGCTTTCGCCGCCGCTTCCGGCTGACGCGATGGCCGGTCGACCTGTCCAAGACCAAGGACGGGTTCGAGCCGCCGGCGCAGCTGTTCAAGCGCCTGTCGGCCGAGCTCAGCGGCATCCTCAACTGGATGATCGCCGGCTGCCTGGAATGGCTGCCCGACCGGCGGGTGCCGGTGCCGGCGATCGAGGCGGACCAGCTGGCCGACTTCTGGGCTTCGTCGAGCCCGCTGGGAGAATGGCTGGCCGAGCGGTGCGACACGACCGACCGCGAGGCGCGAACCGGATCGAAGATCCTGCTGGACGACTTCCGCGCCTGGATGGAGCGCAACGACATCGAGGAGGAGCAGCGCAAGAAGTGGACGGCGACCAAGTTCGGCCGCGACCTGTCGCAGCGCACCTTCATCGGCAAGAAGGACGGCCGGGGCAACAAGGTGCGCGTCGGCATCAGGCTGCAAGCACAGAACCCGTTTGCGGCGCAGGATATGGGCTCCAGGCCCGAGAGGGCATCCGAGGCGGCGGCGGAGCCGCCCGCCGCGAATTTGCGCGATCAGGACTGGGCGGGGCCGGCGTTCGGCGACGACGATCCGTTCGGTGACGACTGAGATGGCGAGGCAGGGCACGGTACGGACGGACGGTTACGGACAGTTGTGCCCAACCGTCCGTAATTCAGGGGGCGCGGGGGTCGTTCGGGTAGCGGCGGGCACTGCGGGCAAGGCCGGCGAGCGGGCTACGGACGGTCGCGACGGTGGGTTCGACGGTGGGTGCAGGGGCCTACCGTCCGTAGGCGAAGCGCCCGGATAGAGCGGGCTTCGCGGGCTGACGGAGGGTTACGGACGGTTGCCCTCCGTCGCATGGCCTACATGCGCGCGTACGCGCATACAGCATCGACCTACGCACTCTCTTACCGTCCGTTCCTTTGTTCTGGAGAAGTTGGATGGTTGTCAGTCTAAAGAATGTGAGGGTGGGACTACTGGGTCACGTGCAGGCCGTGCGGCATGCCGAGCCTGTGGAGTTGCCCGAGTGGTGGACCTTTGACCTGGTGCGGGATGCGTTGGTGGAGGTGGCGGACCTGTGGTGGCGCTCACCGGGCGGCCGCGGTGCCCAGTATGCCAGCGACGGGCCATGGCGGCAGATGTTGCGCGAGGACCGTGCGGGCGATTGGGACGCTCGGGGGGTAGACGGCAGGTCAAGCGACGTGCCGATCACGCCGCTGCCGCTTAGCAAGCGTGAGGTAGAGTTGCGAGATCGCGTCAGCGAGTGGTTGCAGTTGGTCGACGATCCGGCTGATCGGCGATTGATCGTCGCTGCCGTGTCGCACCTCGCCAGGGGCAAAGCGAGGGTGCCGTGGCGGCGGATCAAGCACCAGATGGGCGTGCCGTTCGGGGAAGACGGGCTACGCCGTCGATACGAGCGCGCTCTAGGTGCAATCGCCAAATCGCTCAACGGCGCGGAAAAGCGCAGGTAGAGAGGGTCAAGGGGTAGAATGTTCCTCGCCGCGAATATTTCGTGTCCGTCTATCGGCGTGAATGGCCTATCAGAGCGATATGGTCGGGGCGGGCTCATGCGACCCAACGACGAAATCGATGTCTTCGAACCGATTGCGCTGGACCTGCTCGGCATGCGTTTCGCAGCCCGCCGCCGACAGCGCCCGCGGGTCCTTCCCGGGGTCTTCCCGAGTACGGGAGCCGAAGGCGCGGCAAGTGTGAGAGTACCGGATTTTTCCGGAAGTTCCTGTTTTTGTTTGGGTTTCGGTCGGTGAGTGACCGGGTTGTCCTAGGAAAGCTGCACGAGCTGGCCGAGCTTCCGGGCATGCCCTCGGAGCCCGTGCTGCGGCGGCTTATCAGGGACAACATGGATTTTCCCGTCGTGTCGACCGGCACAAACGGGCGAGCGTACGAAATCGACATCGCCGCCGCCGTCCTCTGGGTTCGTAACCACGAAGAGGCCAAGCGGCAGGCCGAGCGTGATCGCGGCGAAGAGTTGCGGCAGCTCTCAATGGACCTGCTGGGTCCTGACGCTGCCAGCAACGTCGCCCAGGCTGGCCTATCGCCGGCCGAGCGCAAGGCGCTGCTCGAGGAAGAGCTGATCGCCACGAAGCTGGCCGAACGGCGCGGCGAGCTGGTGCGAAAGGAGTCGGTGGAGGCTGCGTTCACAGCGGTGTTCGATCTGTTGGGCCAGCAGCGCCGCGGGCTTGCCGCGCGCCTAGCGAAGCGCAGCGATCTGTCGCGCAAGCAGCAGACGCTGATCGAGGAGTTGCTGGACCGGGATCTCGACGAGCTCGCGGCCAAGTTCGAGGAAATGGGACGCGGTGGTGGAATGCCAGACGGTGATCCCGCCCTTTGAAACGGGGCTGCAGGTCGTCGGCCGTATGGCCTACCGGGTTCGACCCAAGGAAAAGCTGAGCGTCTCGCAATGGGCCGGCCGGCACATCCGGCACTACGATCCCAGTGCGTTGCCGTTCCTGGCCGAGATCATGGACGCGTGTTCGGATCCCGAAACCTGTGAGGTGGGCGACATGGGCCCGGCGCAGGGTGGCAAGTCGATGGTTGGAGAAGCCTTCATCGGGTGGTCCATTCACCAGGACCCTGCGCCGTTTCTCATGGGGCAGCCTGACAAGGCGGCCGCCGAAGCGTTCATCAAGTTGCGCGTCAACACGCTGCTGGCAACCATCCCGGCGCTGCGAGCCGAGCTGGCGCCCAGCGCCAGTGCGGACAACATGCACCTGAAGTTGTTCCGGGGCATGTATCTGGGCGCGGCCTGGCCGGTGAAGAGTCAGTTTCGCCAGCGGCCGTACTGCCGGGGTTGGCTCGACGACTTCGACGCCTTTCCCGACGATATCGAGGGGGAAGGCGACGCGGTCGGTTTGCTTGAGGGGCGCATGACGACCTTCAAGGGGCGAGACACCAAGCTGGTATCATCGTCACCGGCAAAGGAAGGCGGCGGCATCGAAGCCTTCATCGAGGGCGGGACGGATGAAAGGCTGCGGCCGGTCTGTCCGGGTTGCGGAACGCGAGTCGAGTTCGACTTGATCCGCGATCTGAAGTTTGACGACGAGGGCGATGCCGAGATGGCCGCGCAGACCGCGCATGTCGTCTGCCCGGCTCATGGCTGCGTACTCGAACCAGAAACGCGGCACGTGCTGCTGGAGAGCCTGGATTTGCTCCCGAACCGGGGCTTCGTGGCGAAGCGACCGGAAGCTGGCAGGTATCGGCGGACGTTCAGGCGCGACGGCCTGTTGTCGTTCACGCCCTGGGCGGACCTTGCCCGCCAATGGCGTGCGGCGCAGATCGCCTGGGCCGATCGTCAGGATGAAGGACCGCTTCGTGTGTTCTACAACACGAAAGCGGGGAAGAACTACCGCTCGATCCTTTCAGGTGAAAAGCCGGTCGAGCCCGATACGCTTCGAGACCGTCGTCGGCCGGGGTGGTTGCTGGGAACGGTGCCACGTGGACCGAAGGTGCTCAATCTTGTGGTCGACGTGCAGCGTGACCGCTTCGAGTGTGCGGTGATCGGTACGGCGGCAGGGCGCGAGACCTGGCTGGTCGATCGTTTTGCGATCCATGTGCTGGATGACGGGCTGACCGGTGTCATGCCGTTCGTGCACAAGGAGCACTGGAAAGTGCTGCTCGGCCTGTTCGACCGTCTGTATCCGCTCGTCGAAAACGGGGTGACGGTGGGCCACGCGCCGGTGTTGTCGGTAACGGTGGACACCGGCGGCTCGGACAAGGCGGGCGACCAGGCGACGGAAGGCGCGAAGTACTTCTGGCAGGCCGCACGGGCTCTCGGTGTGCCCGCGACGCGGATCACGCTCGTGAAGGGTGGATCGAACGTCAAGGCGGCGTTGATGGCTCCCGGCCAGTTCGCCGACCAGAAAACACGGGGGGGCGGGAAGCGCAGCTCCGCGCGGCTGTGGATACCCAACCCGCACAAGATCAAGAACGTGATCGACGCCCGGTTGCGTCGAGAAAGGCCGGGGCCGGGCTATGTGCACCTGCCCGAGAACCTGAGCGACGAGTACATCGACGAGCTGGCCGCCGAGGAAATGGTGGATGGCAAGTGGAGCAAGCGCCGGGCCCGCAACGAGACGTGGGATCTGCTGGTTTATGCCGAGGCCGCGATCCTCAAGCCGCCCTTCGCGCAGAGCCGCTCGGACATGCGATGGATCCCGCGCGGTTTCAGCGTTCAGTGGCCCGCCCGGTCGGAGTTGGTGCAGGCGATTTCAGGTCAGCCTGGATTGCCAGGGGTCGTGGCGGCCGTGGATGCGCCTACGGTTGAAACGGCGCCTGCGTCCCTACCGACTGCAAAGCCGCCCCATGTGCGCCAGAAGGCGGCAAGGAAACAGTGGATCAAGACGCCCGGCCCATGGCTTGGGCGACGGTAGACAGGAGAAGTCTGATGGAAATGTATGTCTGCAGCGCATCCGACGCGCGCACTGCGAACAACGCTGTTCGTCACACCTACCGCGTGCTTTCCGATGTCGAAAAGGCACAGATGGTGGCGATCAAGGACAAGGGCGCCGAGTTCTTGCAGCTCATCGAAAACCTGCGCTCGCCGCCCGAACCGGCAGGCAAGGTCAATGGAATCGAAGTGGCACTCGGCACGTTTGATCGCGAGCTGAGCATCGCGACCGAGAAAGTCGAAGAGGCGGTCATGTGGGCCGTCAAGCATATCACTTCGTAACTCAACCGGAGAACCCAAGTGGCATTTTCCCGCACGGATCTCGACGCTTTGGACGTCCAGATCCAGAAAGGCATCAAGAAGGTCACGTTTGCCGACGGGCGAAGTCGCGAGTTCCAATCCGTCAGCGAAATGATGGAGCTGCGCCGCGAGATGAAGTCCGAAATCACGGCCGCCGAAACGCAGGTGAACCCACGTACGCGGACCAGCCTGGGCCGCATGCGGCGCCGGGGCTGCTGATTCGTGAACCTGCTCGACCAGATGATTGCCTATGTCGCGCCAGAAAGCGCGGCCCGGCGTGCCGCCGCTCGCATCGCGATCGGACGGGCGGCGGCGGTCGAGCGGCGTATCAAGCGATCGGCGGACAGCTTTCGCTACGACGATCGGGATGCCAGGGTCGGGATGAAGTCGAAGCGCGGTCCGATGACGCGCGCTGAGCGCGAGTCCCTCTGGCGCTTGTTCCGCCTCAATCCGTTCGCCCGCAAGGCGATGAACGCCATGCTGAACGCCCTCATCGGTTACGGCATCACGGGCTCGCCGGTCCGGGCCAAGGCGGTCGCCAAGGACTGGGCGGAATGGATCAAGGTCTGCGACTGGGACGGTGTCCTGGACTTCTACGGCATTCAGGAGCTGGTGGCGCGGTGCTGGATGCTTGACGGCGAAGTGTTCATCGTCTTTCGCATTGCCAGCGGCGTTACTGGCAATCCGCTACGGTTGCAGGTGCTCGCCGCCGACCAGCTCGCCACGGGCGTGGCGGCCACGCATATCCGGCAGGGTATCGAGTTCGCGTCGGGTCGTCCGGCCGCCTATCATTTCAAGAAGGCCCGCGAGGGCGTCGACGTCCTTGGCGTGGAGCGGATCGCGGCCGAGAACGTGGTGCACCTGTTTACGCGCGAGGAACCTGGCCAGTGGCGCGGCCGCAGCCATTTCGAGAGCGTCACCGATGCCTTGCAGGGCGTGGACGACTATCTCGAGGCCGAAGGGGTGCGCAAGCGCATCGAAAGTTGCTTCGTCGCCTTCGTGTCGCAAAGCGCGGACGCTGCAGCGGATTCGACGCCGCTAGGCCGGATCGACGACGAAGGTGAGGGTGACGGCCTGGGGCCGGAAGGTGAGCGCGAAGAAACGTTCTACCCGGGCATGATCAATTATGGGCTGCCGGGAGAACAGGTCACTTTCGGTGAGCCGAAAGCCGCCGGCGGCTTCGGCGATTTCCTGCGATGGGGTTCGGTTCGCGCATCGGCCGGCGCAGGCGTTACCTACGAGGGCATGACGGGCGACCTGTCCAACGTGAACTTCGCCAGCTTTCGCGCCGGCGAGAACGAATTCAAGCGGCTAATCGGCCGCCTGCAGTGGCTGCACCTGATCCCTCGCGTGTTGGACCGCGTCTATGACGCCTTCTGCCGGGTGGGGATGGAAACAGGCCGCTTCGCCAAGAAGCCGGTGATGAAGTGGGCGACGCCGCCGTTCGCGTCGATCGATCCCAAGGGCGATGCCGAGGCTGCCATTCTGGAGATGGAAGCAGGTCTGGAAACGCATCGCTCCAAGATCAACGAGCGCGGCTACGACTACGACGAGCAGATCGACGATCTCGCGCGCGATTTCGACGCGCGGCGCGTGAAGGGTCTGGCATTGAAGGGCGATCCGTCGCCGGCGCCCGCGAGTGCAAAGAAGGAACCGAGTGATGGACAAGCCGCCGCCTGACCTGCGGGTCACTTCGCCGATGATGATGAGGGCTGCCACGGTGCAGCCCTCTTCGTTTCAGGAGGACGACAACTCGATCGAAGTCGTGTTCTCCACCGGAGCCGCGGTGACCCGGTACGACTGGTGGGACGACGAATACTACGACGAGACCCTCTCTCTCGACGAAGGTGCGGTCAGGCTCGAACGGCTGAATGCCGGGGCCACGTTCCTGGCGGACCATCGGGCCTCGCTGAACTCGGTGATCGGGTCGGTGTCACCCGGCACCGCCCGGATCGAGGGCGGCTTGGCGCTGGCGCGCATCCGCCTTGCCACCACCGAGGACGTTGCCGCTCTCGTGGCCAAGATTCGAGACGGTCACGTTCGTACGGTGAGCGTCGGCTACGTGGTGCACGAGTACACGATGCGTGACGCCGGCGAGGGCAAGCGCAAGGAAATGCGGGCTACCGACTGGGAGCCTTACGAGATTTCGGCCGTGGCCATTCCCGCCGACGCGGGAGCGGTGATGCGTGCACGATCTGCCGAGCAGGGCGGCTTTCCCTGCATCGTTCGCGGCGCGGCCGCACAAGCCAAGGAAACGAGAATGGATCCGACGACCACTTCGGCGCCGGCGCCCGCGCCGACTGCCACTCCTGCCCCCACGCCCGCGCCGACCGAGCGCCAGGCCGAACACGTGTCCGTCGCTACCATCATGGAGCGCGGCAAGGTGCTCGGCAACGATGCGGTCGTCACCCTGATCGGCCGGCACACCACCGACCCGATGACGGCGCTCGACCTGGAGCGCGCGATCAACGACGTCTACGCGTCTCGCAACCCGGTGCCGGAGATTGACAACTCGCGGGTGGAGGTCACTCACGACCAGCGCGACAAATGGATCGAGGGTGCGACGCACTGGCTCATCGTCAAGGCCGGGCTGCGCGGTCAGGCGGAGCGCGCGGCGAGGCAGCGCGGCGAAAACCTGAAAATCGACCCGGGTGAGTTCCGCGGCGTGTCGATGCTCGAGCTCGCCCGCGAAAGCGTGCATGCGCTTGGCCTCAAGCCCCGCTCGCGCGATCCGAAGGAGCTTGTCGGCCTGGCGCTCACCGGGCGGTCCGCGATCACCCAGGGCACCAGCGATTTCGTCGTGCTGCTCGAGAACGTCATGCACAAGACGGTGCAGGACGCCTATCGCACCACCGCTGACACATGGAGTCGCTGGTGTGGAGTGGGATCGGTGAGCGACTTCCGGGATCACAACCGGTACCTGCGCGGCAGCTTCGGCGCGCTCGATCTGGTCAACGAGCTGGGCGAGTTCAAGAACAAGCCGATCCCGGACGGCGCTCGCGAGAAGATCCGCGCGCTGACCAAGGGCAACATCATCAGCCTGAGCCGGCAGGCGATCATCAATGACGACATGGGTGTGTTCAGCGGCCTGGCGACGGACCTCGGCCGTGCAGCCAAGCTGTCGATCGAGATCGATGCCTATGCGCTGCTCGCCAGCAACCCGGCGATGGCGGACGGCAATCCGCTGTTCGATGCCAGCCATGGCAACCTCGAGACGTCCGGCGTTGTGCCGAGCGTCGCGGCGATCGACGCTATGCGCGTGGCCATGGCAAAGCAGAAGGACGTGAGTGGAAACGAGTACCTCGACATCGCGCCGTCCATCTGGCTCGGCCCGATCGGGCTGGGGAGCGCCGTGCGGGTGATCAACGACAGCCAGTACGACCACGACAGCACCAAGTTGCAGAAGCCGAACCCGGTCGCCAAGATCTTCACCGACGTCGTCGATACCGCGCGGCTTTCGGGCACGGCCTGGTATACGCTCTCCGATCCGAACATGGCGCCTGCGATCGAAGTCGTGTTCCTCAACGGCGAGCAGGACCCGTTCGTGGACAGCCAGGAAGGCTGGCGCATCGACGGGGTTGAGTGGAAGGTGCGCCACGACTACGGCGTGGGCGCCGTCAACTGGCGCGCCATTCGGAAGAACCCGGGCGCCTGATCTCCCGGCTGCTTGCCGGGCTCGTGCGATCGTTCACCCCACCATTGATCCGAGAGGGCGGCTCCGGCCGCCCTCTCGCGTTTCGAAGTCCAGACCATGAAGCAGATCAAGCTCCTCGACGTTGCCTATGTCGACGGCATCCCCCGCAACCCGAGCGAGGGCGTCCTCACCGTCACCAACGAAGAGGCCGAGCGCCTGGTGAAGCAGGAGCTCGCCGAGGACGTCACGGCCGACTTCAAGGGCAAGCCCGCCGGCGGCGCGGCTTCGACCTGACACCCATCCCATCGAAGGCCCGGCGTCCATCGACGATCGCGCCTGTTCATCCGTGAAGGAGATTTCCGATGAAGAACTTCGTTCAGCCGGGCGTGACGCTCACGCTTGTCGCGCCCTATGATGTCAACCCCGGCGATGGCCTGCTGGTCGGTTCGCTCTTCGGCTATGCCAAGGGCAAGGCCGCGTCCGGCTCGCCGATCGAGACGCTTACCGAAGGCGTGGTTGACGGCGGCAAGGCGGCCGGCGCCGTGACCCAGGGCGCGAAGCTGTACTGGGACAATACGGCCAAGGTGCTCACCACCACGGCGTCCGGCAACACGCAGGTCGGCGTCGCCACACAGGCTGCCGCCTCGGGAGACGCGACTGCGCGAATCAAGCTCGGCATCGTTGCCTGATAGCACTCGGGCCGCGTGAACCTGTCGCGCGGCCCGATGAGCTACTTCGCACGCGTAGGCATTTGAGCCATGAGCCCCGACGACAAGGCCGCGCTGGTGGCAATCCACGACGCTTTCGCCAGCGAGGTTCTCTACGGCGGCGTCGGCAAGGTGATAGCTGTCGAAACCGACGACGGGATGGCCGATGGGATGGGCGGTCCTGCTGTCCGGAGCCGTTCGTTCGAGATCCTGCAGGACAGGCTGCCGCGCGAACCGGCGAAGAACGATCGAATTGACGCCGGCGGCGCGACGTGGCGGGTGATTGAGGTCCAGCGTCGCGACGATCTCGCGGCGTGGGTGCTGTTCGTGGAGCAACGGCCGTGACGTCGGTGCGCGAGCAGATCTTCGCCCGCATCGAGTGGCAGCTCAATGCGGTCTACGCCGCACAGGAAATCGAGCGGATGCCATCGAGCGAGCCGGCGGCGTTCCCCGCGCTGCACATCTTCGACGGTGGCGACGAACCTGCCGATGGCGAGGCGGGTACCGATCGCTGGGCGATGTCCGTCGAGATCGAGGGCACCGTCGAGGGCGGAACCGGGTCAGAAGCGCACGCCGCCATGAACGCGCTCGATGCCAAGGTGATCGAGACGCTGTTCGCCGAACCGCTGCTCGACGGTCTGGTTACCGAAATCGAAGCGAGCAGCTTCAAGCCCCAGGTCGTCGAGCGCGCGTCCAGGCGCCGGCTCGGCTTCGTGCGAGGGCTGACCATTTTCTACGCGACGCGGCGGGGATCGCCGCAAGTGATCGACTGAGGAGACGACAATGCCCGGTGACAATCTCCCGACCATTCGGCCGCGCAACGTCGCGATCCTGGTCAAGCAGGAAGCCACGAGCGGCAGCGACGCCGCGCCGGTGGCGGCCGATGCGATCCCGTTCGAGGCGGACGGCTACAGCTACAACAGCCCCTATGCGTCCGAGCAGAGCAACGAGGCGAACGGCTCGCTGGTCGCCGGCGCGCCGCTGGTCGTCGGTCGCCCCGCCGAGATTTCTATCCGCGTGCGGGTCAAAGGCGTGGGCCCGGGTACGGCATATACTTCGCTGGTGAAGCCGCCGCACCATGTGCTGTTCCAGGCCTGCGGCAAGCGCGGCGTGTTCACGTCCGCCGTATCGGCCGCCGCGTTGGCGGCAGGCACGACCACGTCGGCGACGCTCGGCACCGGCTTCTCGACGACGGCGCGCAAGTACATCGGCATGCCGGTGCTGCTCGCCGGCGGTCCGGGTGGCGGTCGCATTGCGCACGTGATCGACTACACGGCCGGTAAGGTGGCGACGCTGGCGGACCTGTTCGCTTCGGCCCTCGACAACACCGTAACCGCCGCCCTGCTGGCGAACTGGACGTACGGCGGCACCACGCCGAAGGACGCCGCCGCGCGCGCAACGGACCATCCGAGCGCGACGATCTACATCTATGAGGACGGCACCCTCCACAAGTTCGTCGGATGCCGCGGCCAGATCAGCGACTGCGGCGGCCAGACGGCCAAGCCCGGCTTCGCCACGTTCCGCCTCATGGGGATCTATGCCGGCTTCGAGGACGCGGCGGTGCCATCGGTCACCGTGCCGCAACACAGCGCCCCGGTGCTCGCCATGGGAACCGGCGGTGTGAACCCGGCGCTGGTGGTGAACCGCAAGGAGCTGAAGGTCTCGACCTGGCAGTTCAACGACGCGGCCAGCCTGGAATCGCCGGACGATCCGAATACGCCTTACGGCTTCGGCTCGGCGGAGATCGCCGGGCGCGAGCCGGCGCTGGTGATTGATCCGCTCAAGACGTTCAAGGCGAACATCGATCGCATCGCCGAGCTCGAAGCGGCGTCGATCTATCCCGGCGTGCTGCGTCTGGGCGGCGTGGCGGGCAACCGCTGGTCGCTGACGCACCCGCAGCTGACCCCCGCGAACCTCGACTACGGCAACCGCGGCATCTTCCGGAAGGAGGATCTGACGCTGCGCGCGCTGACCAGTGGCGCCGATGCGGACGGCCGCGACAGCGAAGCCGTGTTCTGCTTCTACTGAGGAGGTCGAGTTGGAAAAGATCAGCTTCACGCCCGAGTGGCTCAAGCCGAAGGCCGGCGAGGCTGCCGACTCGGTGCCGGTGTTCCAGATCGCCCTCGCCACCGTGATCGAGCGTGATCAGTTCGATGCCGAACTCGAAGGCACCTACCGCGCCGGCGAGATCGCTCGCTTCCAGCTGCGCGATGTCGCGATCGAGGGGATCGAGGCTTTGCTGGGGGAGGACGGCGGCGAGCTGGTGGCGTTGTTGCAGTCGCAGTACGCTGGCGAGGATATGTCGCCGATCGAGGAGGCCAAGCTCAAGACGGCCACCGACATCCTGGCCGAAAGCTGGCCCGACTACGCGGCCGCCCGAGAGCAGGAGGCGCGGCGCAACCGCATCCTGCCGACGCTGGCGTTTGTGCGCTGGTGTCACGGATGGGACAACCTTTCCGACGTCCATGGCGAGCCGCTCGCCTACGAGCGGGTCAAGAACACCATCCCGGACGCGGTGCTGCGGCGCGTGCCGCCGATCATGATCCGGTCGGTGGGCGTCGAGGCCTATCGCCAGCAGTACGGACAGGGCCAGGCGGGAAACTGAGAGCCGCCCTCGAGCTGGTGCTGGCGCCGCACGAGTTCGAGCTGCCGCGCCACGCGGAGGGCGGGTGGATCATCGGCGGCTACGCCTTCGCGGAGAACCCGCGCTACACGGTGCCGCAGCGCCTGGTGCGGCTGTGCCGGCACTGGGCCAACATGCGGACGATGGCGCAAGGCCCGGGTTCCGGGCTGATGCCGCCGTCGGCCGCCGCCTTGCTGCCGGTCAGCGGGGGATACATGGAACAGCCGGGGTTCGTGCTCGACGCATTCCAGATGTTCGACCATTGGCTGAGCGAGCGGAGGCGGCAGGATGGTTAGGGGGCCTCGCGTGTTGCTCAGCGTCGATCAGGCGCAAATCGACGCGCTTACAAAGGAGGTCATTTCCGCGGTCCTGCGCGCGGGCACTCGGTCGATCCGCGAGACCACGCGCAAGCTCGAGCAGGACTTTGAGCGGCTCACCAAGATCGGCGTGCCGGGCGGCAAGGCCTGGCGGGCATGGACATCGCAGGTCTACCCCCGCCGAGACGTGGGCGCTTACGATCCGGTGGGCGAGGTCTACGGGAAGGGCGGCAGCCGAACGCAGGGCATGCTCTCGTTCTGGACGGCACCAGGCACCGTTCGACCGCTGCGCGGCGATTATCTCGCGGTGCCGCTGAAGGCTGCCCTGGCGACCTACAACGGCAAGAGCATCACGCCGCGCGCCTGGGAAGGCATCTACAGGACGAAACTGCGGCCCTTCAAGGCGAAGGACGGCAAGCTGCTGTTGGTCGCCGATGGCGCGATCGACGCGCTCGGTCATTTCCTGACCGCACAGAAGGGGGCGGCCAAGCGCCGAGGCGGGCAGCGCGTGAGCAAGACGACGACGGTGCCGGTGTTCGCCCTCATACCCGACCTGCCGCACCGGAACACCGTGTCGCTTGGACCATCGAAGCTCCGAGCGCAGCAATACCTAGCCGAGACGCTAGCGCGGCGGATTGGTAGGATTTGACAGCGGTCTAGCCCGCCAAGTACTTTCGTCTGAGAGCTTGGGAAGGGGATTCTATGCGTGGATTGCTGGTTACTTGCGCGCTGCTGTTCAGCACAGGCGCTCACGCCGCGTGGGAGTATGAGCTCGTCGAAGATCCGATGTCGGACGCCAAACGGGGTATATCGTCATTAAGCGATCAGACCGGCAAGGCCATGATTGTCATTAAATGCGATAGAAATGGTACCAATTCGCTGTACATGTCAATGATATCTTCTGAATATCTCGGCGGCGCAGTGAGCAGAGACCGATATCGCACAATCGACTATCGCTTTGATGATGGTCCCGTCCAATCGTTGAATGCAGTGTATGACGGCCGGGTGGCAAGTGTACTTAGCTTCGCACCCAAAACAAGGGAATCTGACTTTCTGAAAGCTTTTGAGCGGTCGGGAAAAGTTGCGATCCGCGTGACCAGCTATGACTACAAATCATACACCTATGTTTTCAACTTGGCTGGTTCGCTTGGAGCTGTTGAGAAATCGGCGCGCGCTTGCGGCGATACCAATTGGTATCAAGCGCCAGTTGGTCAGGGTGATTAGCTAGTATTGAACTTCAGAGACTTCGACGGATTGCTTTAGACCCTCCGGTCAAACGGCTAGTGGCTGGGCGTCTATATGCTGCGCCCGAGCAACTGAAGTAAAGCATCCCTAATAATGTGACCGCCTCCGGCAGAAATGCCGGGGGCCTTTTGGCGTGGAGTGTGGCTGTGGCGGATCGTGACATCATTGCGCGTCTTCGCCTTGCGGGTGAGGAGTTCTCGCGCGAACTTAAGACACAGTTCGACAAGGTGCCGCAGGAGGCCCAGCGCGCCGGGAATGAGGCGGGCACGCGCTTCGCTTCGGGCTTCAGCCTGAAGGCTGCGGGTCTCGCCGCTGCAGGCGCGAGTGCGTTTGCCCTGGTGAGCGAAGCGGTGGGGAAGTCGCTGGACTTGGCCAAGGACCTCGACGTGATGTCCAAGCAGGCCGGCGTGAGCGCCGAGAAGCTGCAGGAGCTGCGGTTCGCCGCGTCGCAGCTCGGGGTGGAGGCGGGCCGGGTGGACGATGCGCTCACCGGTCTGACGCAGAAGATCGGTGAAGCCGCTTCCGGCAATCGTGAAGCCCAGCGCGCCTTCGTCGACCTGGGCGTCAGTTTCGAGAAGGTGGACGGGCAGGGACGTTCGACGTCCGCCGTGTTCACGGACGTTATCCAGCGGCTGTCCGAGATCCAGAATCCTGCGGAACGGGCGCGGCTCGGCTCGCAGCTGCTTGGCGAGGAGTTCGCCCGCCTTGAGCCGCTCGCACGTGGAGGCGCGGCCGGGCTCAACCAAGCTGCCCTTGAGCTGCGCGAACTGCACGCGGTCCTGACCGAGGACGAAATCCGCAACCTGCAGGTCACCAACGCCAAGCTGGACGCGATGAAGACCGTGCTGTCGGTCAAGATCGCTGACGTCGTCTCCGACAACTCCGATGCGATCCTGCGCCTGGCAGGCTCGCTAGCATCCCTCGCGAGCTGGGCGATCAAGGCGGCTGACGGCTACCTCCGCTTCAACAGTGCGGTGAACCAGCGTTCGAGCGAGATCTACAAGATCAACGCCAATCCCAATCTCAATGCCGATCAGAAGGCCGCGGCGCGCAAGCAGCTGGACCAGCGGCTCGGCTTCAAGGACGAGGAGGTCAACCCTGGCTGGGGCTGGCTCACCGTCCACAAGTCCAAGTACACGCCGCCCTCGAAGGGCGTCGACTTCTTCGGCATTGGCAAGGTGCTCGACGCCGCGCAGCAGGCACGCGACTACGCGGCGAACTCCGGCATAGCGCCGCTCGTCGATCCAAAGCCAGTGCGCGCCAAGAAAGTCCGTGGCGGCGCCCGCGCGAAAGCAAGCGGAGACACCGAGGCCGAGCGCGACGCGAAGCGCGCCTGGGAAGATGAGAAGCGGTTACGCGAAGCGATCGAGGACACGATCCGGTCCCAGCAGGATTCGGTCCGGGTCGAGCAGGTGCGCGCCCAGCAGGGCGAGGTCGCGGCGGCCGAGGAAGAGGCGCGCCTCGGCTTCGAACGGCAGCATCCCGAAGTGCTCGCCCAGACCACCGCCGAGCTGGCGAAGATGCTGGGCATCCAAGGTGAGCTGAAGGAAAACCAATCAGCGCAGCTCGAAACCGACCTTCAAAGATTGAAGCTGGCGCAGCAGGGGGCGGTGGACGCCGCAGGCAAGGCCGAGCGCGACAAGCAGCACGAGGAAGTCGTGCGCATGGAGAAGGAGGCGGAGCAGGAGCTGCAGCGCCTGCGCGAGGACAACGTGCGCGAGCTGGCCGGGCTTTACGAGGACCTGTTCAGCGGCGGTGTCGACAAGATCTGGAAGGACTTCAAGTCGATCGGCCTGCGCGTCGTGTCCGAAGTGGCGGCGCAGTGGACGCTCGCGCAGATCTCGGGCCAGTCGTTCAATGCCGGCCAGGCGATGCAGACCGGCTTCTCGTCGAGTCCGCTGGGGTCGCTGTTCGGCGGCCTGTTCGGCGGCGGAAGTAGCTCTGGAAAAGCCGCAAACGACAACAGCGGCGAATCAGATTTCGAAGCTGCGTTCAAGGACATTGGCCTGCCTTCCGGATGGACCTCCGAGATGGGCAGTAGCGCCGGCGGGGAAGCGGCAAGTGGCCTGGGCAGCATCGGCGCGGGCATTCAGGTCGGCGTAATGGCCGGCAGCATTTCGGATGAAGTGCTTGACCTGATCGGGATCAAGAGCAGCGGTACCGGAGCGATGGCCGGTGGTATCGCTGGCAGCTTCATCGCAGGGCCACTTGGCGCCGTCATCGGCTCTGTGTTGGGCGGAATCGTCGGCGGGCTGTTCAAGAAAACCAAGAAGGGCATTTCGACGATCGGCGGCAGCGGTGATGCGCTGTCGATCCTGTCGACGCGCGGCAACTCGTCGAGCCGCGAACAGGCCTCGATCGACATGGGCGGCTCGGTTATCGATTCGATCCAGCAGATCGCCGATGCGCTCGGCGCCGACGTGGATGCTTCGCTGGGATCCGTCTCCATCGGTGTGCGCAAGAAGAGCTATCGGGTCGATCCGACCGGCGGTGGCAATACGAAGACCAGCAAGGGCGCGATCGACTTCGGCGACGACCAGCAGGCGGCGATCGAAGCGGCCGTCAAGGATTTGATTTCCGACGGCGTGATCACCGGAATCAGCCAAGCGTCTCTTAACATCATCAAAAAGAGCGCCGACCTCGAGAAGGCGATCGAGAAAGCGGCGCTGATCGAGTCGGTGCCCAAGCTGCTGAAGCAGCGGCTCGATCCGCTGGGCTATGCGCTGGATGAGATCGACGACAAGTTCCGCAAGCTGGCCGACGCTCTGAAGGAAGGCGGCGCCAGTGCCGATCAGATCGCGCAGGCTCGGCAGCTGTGGCAGCTCGAGCGCGAGGATACGATCAAGCAGATCGGCGCGGCTTCCGCGACGCTGAAGGACTTCCTGCAGTCGCTCAGCGTCGGGTCGAACAGCCCGCTTTCGCTGCGGCAACAGGAAGCGGCCGCGCGTGAAGCCCTCACGCCCTACGAGCAGCAGATCGAGGCGGCGAAGGCGGCGCAGGCCGAGGTCGATCGGCTCAAGGCCAGCGGCGGCACCGATGCGCAGATCAAGGCGGCCGAGGACGCGGCGCGCATCGCCGCGGGCAAGATCGACCAGGATGCCTTCACCGCGGCGGCGCAGCAGCTGCTCGAGATCGAGCGCGCCATGAACGGCAGCTCGGGCAATTTCTTCACCGAGTTCGATCGCATCCGCCAGCTGACCGGCGTCGCGGCCGACCTCATCGATGCGGTCACGACTTCGACCGGCGCTGCCGGCACGGACCCGTTCAGTTCGGTGATTGCCGCGAACACCGGCGATGCGGCGAACATCCTGGCCGATCAGAGCGCGCTGCTGAACGGGATATCCAGCCAGCTGACGGCGATGAACGACAACCTGGCCACGCTGTTCGGCCGTGCCCCCTCATGGATACTCGATCAGCGGGGATATGCCTGATGGCTGCGTTTCCGCTCGACATCATCCGGGCCACGCGCGCGGCGCGCGTCATCACACGCGAGGATGCCGCGGTCCGGTCCGCGTTCCCGCGTGCGCGTGACGCCATCGAAGCGCCGGAGGCCGGCTTCTTCGAGACGGCCGCGGATGCCTCTGCCGCGCTGGCGCTGAAGGCCGCCCTGATCGGTCGCTTCCGCCGGCGGTTCGTCGTCGCGGTTGCCGACGAGGTCTGGATCGATCCCCTCGATGGCGTTCCGACAGCGCACCTGCGCGCGCCCGAGTTGCTGGCCGAGCTGGATTGCTTGGTGACGCGCGTCGAAGTCGATATGGAAGGCGAAGCAAGCCGCATCGAGGTGCTGGGCTGATGGCGAACGCCTTGCTTCTGGAACCGCTGCGGCCGACTGCCATCGTCGCCGACAGCGTGGCCATGGGCCATAGCGCGCTGTTCACGGACCGCGACGAGATGGGCCTGGTCTGGCGTACCGAGCCGGGCGCCGACAGCCACTGGCTGCGGATGGACTTCGGCGCCGATGTCGCCATCGACACGATGATCCTGCTTGGCCTTGCCGGTGCTTCGCCGGACTGGGCCGTGACGATCGAATTGGCGACGCAGGCGCAGGGGCCATTCCTGGCAAGCTGGTGGACCAGCGAAGCCGCGCCGCTGCTGGCCGGCGCCGAGCTTCCGACCAGTGGGCTGGGCAAGGGTTTGTGGCGGGCACCGGACGCAGCGCCGGCGGCTGCGCGTTACCTGCGGTTGACGGTGAGCGGGTTGGGCACGGCAGCGCTCGAGGTCGCACGAGTGGTTGTCAGCAAGGCCATCCAGCTCGACCGCAACTTCCGGTACGGCGCCGCCCTGGGCGTGCGTCCGCTGGGCTCGCTGGACTGGTCGGCGCGCGGCGTCATGCTTCGGCGGCGCGGCAAGAAGCTCCGTGGGGTTGGCATCAGCTTTCCGCATGTGCGACGCGACGAGGTCGAGGCCAAGGTGCAGCCTCTGCTCGAGCGCCTGGGCAACGACGAGCCGTTGGCCATTGTCATCGATCCCGAACCCGATGCTCAGCGCCAGAACCGCATCTGGTTCGGTTTCCTGACGGGCGACCTCGGCACCACCTGGGCGCGGCCGGGCGGCTTTCAGGCCGACTTCAACCTCGTGGCGGTAGACTAGCCCATGCGCGCGCACCTGGTGCTCATCGAGGCGCAGGACAGCGCCGGCGCGGTCGTGCCCATTCGTCTCTCGAGTGTGGACGATCGCCGGCTGTGCCATCTGGGCGGCATGGCCTGGTACCCGGCGATCGCCAAGTTGCCCACCCTGGCCTACGATTTCTTCGGCGGCGACTTCTCCGGGCGGATCGCGGCGCCCGCCGGAACCCTATCCATCGCGATCGATGGCCTGCCGGAGTTCGGCAGCGCACGCTTCGCCGGCGCCCGAGTGCGGATCTGGGAAGGGGAGCTCGGCGGCCGCTGGACGGACTACGTGTTGCGCTTCGACGGGCGCGTGACGGCGGAGCCGTCGGTCGAGAGCGGCCTTGCTTCTATCGGCATCGGGCCTGACGACGCCTGGCTCGACAAGCCGCTGCTCACGTCGTTCAAAGGCACGGGCGGCATCGAGGGGCCCGACGACCTCGAAGGGACGCCCAAGCCCCTCCTGCTGGGCGCCTGCCGCTTCGCGCCGGGTACGCTGGTCGACGCGGTGGACCTGGTCTATTGCCTCTCCGGGTACGGGCCCATCGCCGCAGTGAATGCGGTCTACGATCGCGTAGCGTCGCTCGGCGCCAGCAGCGGGAATTATGCCGACCTTGCAGCGCTGCTGGCCGCGACGGTACCGGCAGGGTCCTGGGCGACCTGCCTGGCGCGCGGTCTGGTGCGGCTTGGTGCACCGGCCGACGGCCAGGTTAGCTTCGCCGTGTCCGGCGACACAGCCGACGGGTTCGTCCGGCGCCCGGGTGCGCTGATCGGCCGCATCGCCGCACTGGCGGGCGGTACCGTCGATCCCAGCAACCTCGCCGCTCTCGACGCAGCGCGGCCGTGGAACCTCGCTTACCTGCTGACCGCGCAGACAACTGCGCGCGAGGCCATCCAGCAGATCGCCGACAGCGTGTGCGCGGTCGCCGGCGTCGGGCTGACCGGCAAGCTCTTCGTTGCGCCGCTGGGTTTCACATCGGCCAGCCTCACGCTTGACGCGGATGGCAGGGCAGAGCCGCCGGTCGCAGACGTCTCCTGCGAGGTGATCGCCGAGCCCTACTGGCGATTGGCAACCAATGCCGAAATCAGCTGGGTTGTGCACGATCCGGCCGACGTGGCGACCGGCTATGTGTACCGTGGAGAATGGAAAGCCGAGAGGGTCTATCGCCTGGACGACCTCGTTGAGACTGACGGGGTCAAGGCGTGGGTCTACATCGCAGACGTTCCGTCAGCCGGCACTGTCCCGGGGACGGACGGCGCGGTCTGGCGGCAGGAGCGCGCCGGAACCTATGCCGACGGTACGTCGATCGACGACCTGCAGCCGGATGAAGGCGGCGCCCAGATCACGCGCAACATAGCGCTGTCGGAAAGCACCGTCCTCGTGACGGTGGACGCCGCTGGCGCGCCGATCGGCGGGCAGCTGCCCCGAACAGTGCAAGCGACCTTTTCAGAGGCCAACTACGATGTGACGCTGGCGACGTCCTGGGCCATCTTCCCGGCGCCAGGCATCACGGCTTCGATCGACGACACGCCGGGCAGCATGACGCGTGGCCGCGTGACCATCACCGGCATGACAGCTGCTGGTAGCATCACCGTGACCGCCACGCGGGGCAATGTGGTGGCGACGGCCTCGATCGCCGTGGTCGCGAAAGGCGTTCTGTCCGACCTCAACCAGGCGGATACGGGCAACCTGACGGACAACGCGGCTACCGTGATTGCCAGCTTCTTCAAGTCCTTCACGACGACTGTGGGGGCGGCCGGCACGTGGATGCCGGTGGACGATGGCAGCGACGCGGCAACGGTGACGGTCGCGACCGGCTCCAAGAACGTGCAGCAGATCTTCATCGACGCCTACATGGGTGTCCGGCGCGCTGGCTCTTCGAACGACATCATCGAATACCGCGTTCGTCGCGACGACGGCGTGATCCTGCCCCAGGTCTGGGACGTGGAGGCGACAAACGACAAGGCGATCATGGCCTTCGCGTTCCTCGATGCGAACCCGTCCGAGAACGTCACGCACACCTACGCTCTGCAGATGAAGTCCGACGATGCGTCGACGCCGATCTACGAGGTCTTCCTCAAGGCCTTGCTCGGCAAGACCGGCTGACGATGCAGATCACGACCTACGACACAGCCACCGGCGAGTTCGGAGCTGTGCGGACCGGCCCCTCGCTGGCCCTGCTGATCGCGACACTGAGGGAAGGACAGAGCTTCAAGGAAGGTGGCTGGAATGCCCGCTTTCACCGTGTCGATCTCGCGACCGGCGAGATCGTCGAGAAATCACCGACCTGAGGGAGGGTCAAACCGTGACAGCGTTCAACTACCCGATCTACCATTACAGCCGGCACGTCCCCTGGGGCGGCGCGACCGGCGATGCCGACATCATTCTGTTCGGGCCGGACTACAGCGGCGCAAGCTTCGTCATGTCGCTCGCCGACAAGATGGGCGGCACCACGCTCAAGACGATCGGCAACGCGTCGGCAGGCACAGAGGGCATTTCGGCCACCTTCGAAGCCGACTTCACGCACCCGACCACGGGCGAGGAGGGCAGCGCCACGATCATCCGGCCGCAGATCGACGAGGCTTCGTGGGAGGCGCTTACCTGGGGCACCGACACGGCCGAGCCGCTGGTGCTCGCCTACGACCTGCTGATGACGCCTAGCGGGGCTCCGCAGCGGGCCATCTGCTACGGCACCTTCACGCTCTATGCCGGGATCGCCGACTGATGCCCGCCGTCGTCATCGATGGTCGTCGCAATCCGGCCACCGTCTACGAGAACGTCGACGTGGCGCTGGCGCGGATGTATGCGCTGCAAGCCGCGGCCGGAGCTGCGGTCTATCCCGAGGTGGACGCGCGAGTTTCCGCGCTCGAGTACCTGGCAGGCGGTGGCATCGTGGTCTCGGCCCTCTCCATCAACCCGGCGATCGCCGAAGTGGGCTCACCCGTCACCGCTCCGGTGCTCACCGCCACGCGGGCGGGCGCGGCACCGACGGGGCAGACGCTGACCTGGCCTGGCGACAGCTTCGCTCTGGCGGCGGGCGACACCAGCAAGACGCTCACCGGCAAGTCGTTCACCGCCGACACGACGTTCACGTGGACCGCGACCGACGCGAGCGCGCCGGGTGGGCCGCGCAGTGCGAGCCGGACAGTGGACCTACTCTTCCGGCAGAAGGGCCACGCTGGCACGATCAACAAGACGAGCGGCATCACCAGCGCCGAGGTGAACGCGATGTCGCAGTCGTGGTTCGCCACGGCGGTCGGGCGCGTGCTCAGCTTCACGACCACTGCTGACGGCTTCCTCTGGTACTCGCAGCCCGCAAGCCAGGCTGAGCCCAGCGCTTTCAAGCTCGACGGCTTCTCCATCACGCCGGTCAAGACCACTCGCTCGCACACGACGGCGACCGGCCAAGTGGTCTCGTACAACGACTACCTGCTGAGCGACTTCCTGCCGGCCGGCACCGCCAATCTCCTCGAGGTGATCGCCTGATGCCTACAACCGACATCAAGAACAAGCTCCGCTCGGTCAGCGGCGGCAAGCTGCTCGATGCCAATCTGATCGAGGAAACCGACGACGCCAAGGTCTTCAAGGCCACCGAGAGGGTGGCTGTCGCCGCACTCGCAGCTTCGGCCAAGGACTGGTCGATCATGGTGCCCACCATCACGACCGGCAAGTACATCAAGACTTCGGACGGCTCGCAGGTCACCAACGGGGGCTACGACTTCGCCGAGGTGGTGTTGGACGGCAGCGAGACGATCAGGCTGTCGGCGCGGGTCGGCAACAACGATCCTGCGGTTGCGGCATTTCTGGATGCGGGCGGTAACTTCATCCCCGGCACGGCCATCGCCGGGCCTGCCGCATCGCCGCGGAAGTACAATTACTTCCCGGTGACCGTCCCCTCGGCCGCGCGGAAGATGCGCGTCTCGATCCTGACCGGCACCGGCTCGACCCTCAAGATCGAGAAGCAGATCGCGGCGGCGCGGATCAACGAGGGCGGTGCGGCAGGCGCAACACTCTCGCGCTACGAGACCGTGTCGCCGCCGATCACGACCGGCAAGTACATCGATGCGAGCGGTGTGATCCAGAACGACGCCACGTACTGCTATGCCGAACTGGCGCTGGACGGCTCGGAGCGCGGCATCGCGATCAAGGTCAAGCAGCAACTCGCGACGGTATGCTACCTCGCCTGGTACGACGCCCAGGAGACCTTCATCCCCGGCGGATCGCTGACGGGGACCTCGGGGGGCAGTCAGCTGCCGGACACCGTGGTCACGCCGCCCGACGGGGGGCGGCTGATGCGCGTCTGCGGCAAGACCTCCGGCATCACCGATATCAAGCTTCTCAAGGTGGCGACGAGCGTATCCGACAGGCTCGACGCGGCGGCAGCTTCCGCTGCGGCGGCGAAGGCCACCCTGCTCGCCTGGCAGGGGCCACTCGGGATCGCCTCGGCGGCCGGGCGCTACATCGCTGCCGACGGGTCGATCAATACGGCCGCCTCCTACACTTACCAAGAATACACGTTGACCGGCACCGAGAACGCATTCCGGGTCACCGCGACGGCCACAAATTCCGGCGTGTCCTATGCCGCGTGGTACGATGCAGGCGGCAACCTTATCCCGGGCTCGGCGCTCGTGGGCGCCGGGTCAGCGACCTTGCACCCCGCCGAACTGATCACCAAGCCCACAGGTGCAGCCGTGCTGCGCGTCACCAGCTACCAGACGACCCCGCTGATCGAGGCGCAGGACGTCCTGCCGGCGGTCGGGGACAAGGTGGTCGCCAATACGGCATCGGCCGCCGCTGCCTTGGTGGCGGCCCAGGGATACGCCTCGCTGCCGCTGACGGCAGTAACCGGTAAGTACATCCAGCTTTCCGATGGCTCGATCCAGACCGCTAGCGGCTGGACCTATTACGAGGCGGCGATTCCAGCAGGGCTGGCTGGCGCCGCGAGCTTGCGCGCTTCGGGCATCGCCTACCTTACCAACGTCGCATTCGTCGCGTACTACAACGGCAGCAGCTACCTGTCCGGCGTCGGCGGAACCAGCACGAAGACGCAGAACGTCGATACCGTGGTCGCTATCCCGGCGAATGCCACCAAGGTTCGCTTGACGGTCAACGATCCCGGTTTCGTCGATATTCAGGTCCCCACAACGACCACCGGCGTGCCGGATCGCGTCGCGGCGCTGGAGCCGCAACGCGCGCCGACAGCCTACAGCTACGACTATGTCAGCGGGACGGCCATTGCGACGCTTACCAGCGATGTCGATTATATGATCCTGATCGTCGGCACGAGTTGGTCGGCCGGCTTCAACAGCGACGCGGGCGACACGCCTGTCAGTGGCAGTGCCGTCGATCCCGGCAACGCGCTAATGTTCGACGTTGGCGTCTACCCGAACGGGCGAGCGGTCGCAGCCTACACCGATCTTCTAGAGCAAGTCTATGTCGGCACAAAGGAGACGCCTGCGTCCGGCATCGCAACGGCCATTCTCACCGCGCTCAACAGTCGCCTCGGCTTCAAGCCACGCCTGATCATGGCGGTGGGCGGCAAGGTTGGCAACGCCTACGCCGGAGGCGCGTCGGCAGGCACCGGCAACAAGCGTGGCTCCGATGCCTACAAGGAGTGCCTGCGCATCGTCAGCCGGGCGAAGAACATCAGCGCGGCGGCAGGCCGCAAGCTCAAGGTGCTGGTGATCGTCAACCTCTCGGGCGAGAATGAGAAGGCGGTCTATCCCTACGGCAACGAGCGCCAGTTCATTGACGCGCTGCGCCAGGGGCGCTTCAACTTCGACCACGACATCCGAGCGCTGACCGGCCAGCGCGAAGCGGTGCCGATGGTGACTTATCAGACGGCTTGGACCGACACGTCGACGTTCGGGAAGATGTCGCCAATCCAGTCAGCGCAACTGAAAATCCACGACCGCGATCCGCTGATCTTTCAGGCCGGGCCGGTCTACTATGTCGAGGAAGACGCGGCGAAGAGTGGCCACACGCTCGCGGTGTGGACGCGCCGGATGGGCCGCCAGTTCGGCAAGGCAATCTTGGAGGGCATCCTCGGTCCCTACTTCGTACCGCTACAGGTGATCGATAGCTGGTGGACCAGCACGACGACGTTCCGCCTCAAATATCCCGAGGCGTTGGCGTTGGAGAGCAGCGACACGAACATCGTTCTGTCCACGCTTGCCAATCCGGCAGGCAAGGGTATCGAGTTCGACGACGGATCGGGGTCGCCGCCCGCGATCACTGGCGTGGCGATCGTCACCGTCAGCGGCACAGCCAGCATCGCGAGCGGCATCATGACGATGGCCTCGCCCTCGGGTCCGGTCTTCGACAACATGACAGTCAGCGGCTCGGGCGTCACCGCTGGGACGCGCATCGTGCGCCAAGTCAGCGCGACGACGTGGCAGGTCTCGCCGTCGCAAACGGTTGCCAGCACCACGATAACGCTGACCGCCGACGACACGCTGGAAGTGACGCTCGCCAGCGCGCCGACCGGAGTGCGTAAGCGCGCGCTGATCGCCTCGCGCTATCAGAATGGCGGCGGCGTGCTGGGCAAGACCAAGGGTGGCCGTTCCGGCATCCGCTCGGCGGCGTCGATCGACACGGACCCACTCGACGGCTTTGTTTCGTACAAGTGGGCGATGGCGGAAGAAGTGAAGCTCTAGCATGCCGCCGCCACTCTACACCGGGGCGCTGACATGACCCCCGACTTCTCCGCTTTCCCGCCGAGCTTCGGCGGGAGCCTGCTGCTCTACACCTGGGCGCTCGGCTCGATCACGGCGCTGGCGGTCGTGATGAGCATGATCGCCGGGTGGATGGCGCGCGATATCTGGCGCGATCGGTACGCGGTCTACCTGACCACGCCCGTGCAGTGCTACCGGATCACCATCCTGCTCGCCAGCTTCACCGGCTTCGTGCGCAGCATGCCCGAGGCGGTCTACCTCTACTCCTGGAACGAAGTGCGGCCCGACCAATGGGCGCTGATCCTGACGATCAAGCGCCTGGCGGACGGCATGTCGATCTTCCCGGGCATGGCATGGACGATCCTGTTCGCGCTCACCTATCCGGGCATCTGCCACGCCTGCAAGACGAACTCGATCTACGTGCAGACCGACCTGCTTTCGCCCTGGCCCAAGCTGGCGCGGCCGGCGCTGGCGCTCACGATCGCCTTCGTCATCGCCTTCCTCGTCGCAATCTCGAAGCTGTATCTGGGGGTCCACGGGGGTGCGTCTTGACGCTGTTTACGCCGGTACGGTCACACTCGCCTCGACAGTCGCTGCGATGCTCCCCGAAGAGGGGCCGGTGGTGTGGGACTTCGGCGGCATCCTCGTGCCGGTCGTCCCGTCGCTCATTGGCGTCCTGGCGGCGCTGCTGGTGCGCATCATCGTCATCACATCGCCCAACCAGCGCAGCCGCAACCTGGGGGCCTACAACGTCGCGGTGACGCTGCTGACCATGCTCGGCGCAGCGACCTACATCACCGACCACCAGCTGGGGCCTGGATCTTCGTTCTGGACCGGCGTCGGCTGCGGCGCGCTTGGCGTCAGCATCATCGAGATCGCGCGTTCGCAGTTCTTCGCGGCGCTCAAGGCCGGTGCGCAGACGATGTTCGGCGCGCTGCTCAAAGGAAAGGACACAGGATCGTGACCGATTTTACCCGCAAGCCGGTGTTCGACACCGTGCGCGCGTTCCTAGGCCGGGGCTTCACCGCCGGCGAAGTGCGGCAGCTCGACGCGGCGATCGACGCCGGGCTGGGCATCGCGCCGCAGCTGGTGCCGGCGATGCGCACCTCGCCCGCGGGCATCGCCGTGATGCACAAGTGGGAGGGCTGCGAGAAGCGGTGCACCGATGGCCGGTTCGAGGCCTATCCCGATCCCGGCAGCGCCGACGGCAAGCCATGGACGATCGGGTGGGGCTCCACCGGGCCCGACATCAAGCCCGGCACCGTGTGGTCGCAGGCGCAGTGCGACGCGCGGTTCGCGGCCGATCTGCAGGCCTACGAGCGCGCGGTGCTTGCCGCGATCGGCGATGCGCCCACGACGCAGAACCAGTTCGATGCACTGGTCTCGTTTCACTACAACACCGGCGCCATCGCCACCTCGCAACTGGGCAAGCTGCACAAGGCGGGCAAGTACGCCGATGCCGCCGCCGAGTTCGGCAAGTGGATCTACAACAACCACAAGCCGATGGACGGCCTGCGCAACCGCCGGGCCGATGAAGCGGCGCTGTATAGGGGCGCCGCATGAACCTCTGGCAGTACCTAGATCGCCGCGGCGAGCGCATGCTCACGCGCGAGGGTCGCATCCTTCCGCACGACTTTCGGGGCTGGGTCGCGCTCGGCCTGTTCGTCCAGTCGAGCAGCCTGTTCGGGCTGATGTGCCTGCGCGAAGGCCTGATGGACAACCAAGGCTTCATGACACTGGCTTCGGCCGTGGTTGTGACCGGGTGGATCGGCGGCGTGGCGGCGTTCGCCTACTCGGCCGGCAAGCAGCAGGGCGAAGCCACAGCGCTGGCCAGCCAAGCGATGAACCTCGCCGCGAATGCGAACGGGGCCGGCGCCGACGTGGCAAAGGCCGCCGAGCAGGTCGCGGACGCCGCAGCCGATCGGGCAGAGGACTTCAAGCCATGAGCAACATCGAAGTTCAGTAGGCCCGGACGGCGAAGTGGATGGACAACCCCGATGCCCCGGCGATGAACGCTGACAGTGCCAACCTCAACCTCCGCGTCATACCGACGCCTCTGAAACCGGAGACTTCCAATGCGACTGACTGATCTAGAACCACGTTTCTTTGTTGTGGGGTCCAACGCCCAACCGGTCGGCATTACTTTCAACTGCCCACATTGCCATGAGAGTGGACAGCGCCTTGCCATCGCGCTCCATATGGACGGCACCAACTTTGATCCTGACCCGAAGAACGACCAGCAGTTCGCGACTGATGAAAGAGTGTGGACGATCACCAGCGGCGATAGTTTTTCGAACCTGACTTTGACCCCATCGGTTGACGCCAGTTCGTCGGGGCATTGGCATGGGCACATTACAAACGGCGAAGTTCGATAGGGTGACCTTCCTGATCCGCGCTGCTGCCTTCCTAGGCGTGCCTGCGCGCCTGCAGCGCCTCGTAGGCTGGGCACTGGCCGTGATTGTGTTGGTCGCGCTCCTGTGGGGTGCCAAGGCAGCTTACGACGCCAGCGTGATCGATCACCATCAGGCCAAGCAGGAAAAGAAGACCGTCAAGGCTCTCGACGTGGCCGCCGAGCAGCGCGCCACCGATGCGATCGTCAACGCCATGGCAGAGCGAGATCGCGAAAACGCCATTGCCGCGGCCGAAGCGGCTGAAGCGGCGAAGCCGCCGGCGGAGCGCGCCACGCTGCCTCCGACCACGCTGGCGCTCAACTGCGCCCGCTTCAAGCGCGCCTACTCGCCGGCCGAGCTGGCGAAGATCCCCGCCTACAAGGAGTTGTGCAAATGACCGAGGACCAGATCAAGCAGATGGCAAACCGCTTCCTGGGTTGGAAGCTTCCGGCCGATTTCCACCCTGATGCAGGGATCAAGTTCGAGCCTCACGTCAATCCTGGCGCGCAGTACGATCACGATCGCCAAGGTCCGGTAGGCACCAACCTGTTCACTGCCACCCAGGCGGAGGCGATGGTGAGGCACATGGTCGAGGGGCTCGAATGAAACGCCTCGCCCTCGCCGCAGTCCTGCTGCTCACGCTGCCCGGCGCCATGTGCTCGACGACGCAGGCCGGCTTTCCGTCCCGCGAGGACGTGATCGCCGTCACCGAAGCCAAGCCCAAGCCGGCGCCTGAAGTCCTCACCGACGCCACCGCGAACGACCGCTATAACAGCGCGCTCGAAGGTTGGGGCGACCGCCTGCATGCAGCCGGCGTGCGGTTGTGCCAGTTCTACAACCGGACCGGCATGGACGTTCATTGCGGGGCTTGACCGACTCGGCATGATGTTCCGATAATGTTCTCATGCCTGACGAACCGTTCCCGCTCATTCTCACCCGCGACCAGGTGCGCTTCGAAATCATGTTCGGGATGCATCAGATCGCCCGAGCCACGATCCGGGATTGGGCGGGGGTTAAATCCAATCCGATGAAAGCGATCCAAGCGCGGGATGCGGCGATCGAGATCTTGCTGGCGCGCTTCGACTGGCTACAGGTTCGCGGGCCAGCGCCGATGGAGTCGATCTTCGCTGATCGCGTCAAGCCATGAGCGGGTGCCGCATCTGCACCGCCAACGATCGGGCCGCTCTGGTCGAGGATGTGGCCCGCGCGATGTGGGATACGCAAAAGTCGACATCGCCGGTCGACGAGTGGCGGCCGTGGGATCAGGCGGGACCGTACTGGCACACGATGATGCGGCGCTTCGCCGAAGCTACGGTCGCAGCCTTGACCGGCTATTAG